ATGTAGATGAGTGGGAGGTTGTGGAGTTCCCGGCGATTTTGAACGATAAGCCCCTGTGGGGGGATTTTTGGTCGCTGGAGGAGCTGCTGTCTAAAAAAGCAGGCATGGACCCACGCTACTGGCAGGCCCAGTACATGCAGAACCCCGTGTCTGAAGAAGGCGCGCTGCTGAAAAGAGAGTGGTGGCAGATTTGGGACAAGGACGATCCGCCGACGTGTGAATTTACTATTATGAGCCTTGACGCGGCTCAAGAAGCCAATAACAGGGCTGACTACAACGCGTTGACTACTTGGGGTGTGTTCTTTAATGAGGACACAAATAACTTCAACATCATCCTGCTCAACGCTATTAAGAAGCGGCTGGAGTTCCCTGATCTGAAGAAATTGGTGCTTGAAGAGTACCGAGAATGGGAGCCAGATGCGTTCGTGGTGGAGAAAAAGTCCAACGGTTCGGCGTTGTATCAAGAACTCAGACGCATGGGTATTCCGGTAGGGGAGTTTACACCGGGTAAAGGACAGGACAAAATATCACGTGTGAACGCGGTCTCCGACTTGCTGGCCTCCGGCATAGTGTGGGCACCTGATCGCAGATGGGCTAGAGAGGTCATTGAAGAGTGTAATGATTTTCCTAGCGGTACTAACGACGACTTGGTTGACTCTACTACACAAGCTCTGATGCGATTCAGGCAGGGTGGGTTTATTCGACTACCTAGTGATGAACCAGAAGAAACTAAATGGTTCAAAAGCGCTCGACGTGAGCGGTTTTACACAGTTTAAGGACATATTATGGCAATGGATAAAGGCTTATACGCAGCGCCCGAGGGCATCATGGATGTAGAGGATTTGGCGCAGCCCGCCATTGAAATCGAGATCGAAGACCCAGAGTCAGTAAGTATTGGCATCGATGGTATCGAGATTGAGCTAGAGAAGCGCAAGCCGACAGCTGAAGACTTTGACGCTAACCTTGCTGACTTCATGGAAGAGAAGGACATTGCTACTCTTGGTGAAGATTTGATCGCTGATTTTGAAAAAGATATCAATGATCGTAAAGAGTGGATGCAGACCTATGTCGAGGGCATGAAGTTGCTGGGACTCAAGTACGAGGAGCGTTCTGAGCCGTGGGAAGGGGCGTGTGGTGTGTTCCACCCGATGCTCACTGAGTCTGTTGTGCGCTTCCAGAGTGAAGGCATTATGGAGACATTCCCCGCAGCAGGCCCTGTAAAGACGCAGATTATCGGCAAAGATACCCCTGAGAAAGAAGAAGCGTCCTTGCGCGTGCGCGAAGACATGAACTATCAGCTCACGGAAATCATGACAGAGTATCGTCCAGAGCACGAGAAAATGCTGTGGAACCTACCTATTTCTGGTAGCGCTTTTAAAAAGGTGTACTTTGATCCCAATAAAGGGCGTCAGGTTGCGATGTTTATTCCGGCGGAAGACATCGTCGTGCCCTATGGTGCGTCTAGTCTAGAGACTGCTGAGCGTGTGACTCATGTCATGCGTAAAACTAAAAACGAGATTATCAAGCTACAAGATGCTGGCTTTTATTCAGATGTTGATCTTGGTGAGCCTAAGTTTGAGCTAGATGATATTGAGAAGCAAAAGGCCGAAGAAATGGGCCTGACTGCTACGGAAGATGATCGTTACCGCATCCTTGAGATGCATGTGGATTTAGACCTCCCCGGCTACGAGCATAAGGATAAAAAAGGTAAGCCTACAGGCATCGGACTACCGTATGTTATTACGATAGATAAGAGCAGTGGGCAGATTCTGGCTATTCGTAGGAATTGGTACGAAGACGACGAGCTGCACACAAAACGCCAGCACTTCGTGCATTACCAATACATCCCCGGATTTGGTTTTTATGGCTACGGTCTTATCCATCTTATTGGAGGATATGCCAAGTCAGCCACCATGCTCATTCGACAGTTGGTGGATGCGGGTACGTTGTCTAACTTGCCCGGAGGACTTAAATCAAGGGGCCTGCGTATCAAGGGAGATGACACTCCTATCCAGCCCGGAGAATTTAGAGACGTAGATGTGCCCTCAGGAAGCATCCGTGACAACATCTTACCACTCCCATACAAAGAACCAAGCCAAGTTTTGTACACATTGTTCCAAAACATCGTGCAGGAAGGTAGGGCCTTTGCTTCTGCGGGTGATATGAATGTTAGTGACATGAGTGCACAGGCACCTGTTGGTACAACACTAGCTATTCTTGAGCGTACATTAAAAGTGATGGGGGCTGTTCAGGCGCGTATGCACTACACGATGCGTCAGGAGTTTAAGCTCTTGAAAGCCATCATCGCTGACTACACACCAGAAGAATACGACTACGAGCCAATCGAAGGTTCACGTCATGCCAAGAAGTCTGATTATGACCTAGTGGCTGTTATTCCTGTAAGTGACCCCAACGCGTCAACTATGGCGCAGAAGATTGTTCAGTACCAAGCAGCCATGCAGCTTGCGCAGACGGCACCACAGTTATATGACCTGCCGTTGTTACACCGTCAGATGATTGAGGTGTTAGGCATCAAGAACGCAGCCAAGCTCGTGCCCATAGAAGATGATGCGGTACCGACAGACCCAGTACAGGAAAATCAGAATCTGCTTACTGGCAAACCAATTAAGGCGTTTATTGAACAGGATCATGAGGCACACATTGCGACTCACATGTCAGCGATGCAGAACCCCAAGATCATGGCGCTACTACAGATGAACCCACAGGCACCGGCACTACAAGCGGCAATGATGGCGCACATCAACGAGCACATTGGTTTTGAGTACCGTAAACAAGTAGAGGCTTCGATTGGCTTGATGTTGCCAACAGAAGACCAAGAGAAGAACATGACCCCAGAAGTAGCGGCGCAGGTTGCTCAATTGACGGCACAGGCTTCTCAACGTTTGATGCAGCAGGCTCAGTCAGAGGCAGCTCAACAAGCCGCACAGCAAAAAGCTCAAGACCCGATCATTCAGATGCAGCAGCAAGAATTGCAGATCAAAATACAAGAACTTCAGCTCAAACAGCAAAAGCAGCAGATCGAAGCGGCAGCGAAAGCAGACCAGATTCGCATCGAGGAATCCCGGATTGCTGCGCAAAAAGAAATCGCGGCTATGCAGGTTGCAGCAAACGCCGCTGCTCAGAAAGAAAAGATGCAGCGTCAAACACAGACAGAGGGTGCTCGCATGGGTGTAGATATAGCCAAGGCGAAAGCTCAATTGGCTATGCAGCAAGCAGCTCAGCGTGCAGCTCAGAATACAGCGAAAAAAGGAGATAAGTCATGAACGTAAATGACACAAAGATATTGATTCATTTACGTAAACAGATAAAAGAGGACTACGACGATAACGTTAGGTTCCTCACTAGTGGCATGGCTAAAAGTTTTGACGAGTATCGTCATGTCTGCGGAGTAATCCGGGGTCTTACTCAAGCAGATTCTTTAATAAATGACCTCGTGCAAAGATTGGAACATGATGACGACTGAGTTTGATACATCGGCGGTTGACTTATCCGGGGTGCTAAACACTTCCCCTGAGCAAAAAGCTAAGCAGCTACCCGACCCCAAAACGTTTCGCCTACTTTGTGTAGTGCCCGAAGCAACAGAAGAGTTCGCAGATAGTTCTATTGGTCTGGTTAAAGCCGGTACCACTATGCATTACGAAGAAGTGCTGACACCAGTGCTATTTGTAATTAAGTTAGGACCTGACGCTTATAAAGACGCAACTCGGTTCCCAAGTGGGCCGTCTTGCAAGGAAGGTGACTTTGTTGTCGTCCGACCCAATTCAGGCACCCGCCTGAAGATTCATGGTCGTGAATTCCGCATCATCAATGATGATTCGGTTGAAGCGGTTGTGGAAGACCCCCGGGGCATTTCCCGTGCTAGCTAAGGAGTAAAACATGGCCCAGTACAAAGTTCAAGAAGAAGAATTTAAATTCCCTGATGAAGTAGAAGAAACTAATACAGAAGAATTAGTTTCTGATGAAGTTGATGTCGAAATTGAAGACGATACCCCAGAAGAGGATCGAGAGAAAAAAGCCGCCCCTCCTCCAGAAGAAGTAACAGACGATGAATTAGCCTCGTACGACGAGAAAGTTCAGAAACGAATTAAACGTTTTACTCGTGGGTATCATGACGAACGCCGTGCAAAGGAAGCAGCTCTTCGTGAGCGGCAGGCCGCAGAGGAATTCGCTCGTAATATCTTAGAGGAAAACAAACGCCTGCAGCAGCAATTGGCGCAGGGCAGTGAAGTCTATATTGAGCAAGCCAAGCAAGTTGCTGAAAATGAATTAGCCGCCGCAGAACGTAGTTATAAAGCTGCGTATGACGACGGTGATTCGGACGCAATGGTGGTAGCACAACGCAAAATAGCGCAGGCAACATTAAGACTGGATAAAGCCAGTAATATGAGGCCTTTACAAATGCAGGAAAAAGAGGTACAAATACCTCAACACCATAATGTGGATGAACGCGCCGAAAGATGGCGTAGCAAAAACGAATGGTTTGGTCCTAATAGGGCCATGACTGCATTTGCATTAGGCTTGCACTCGGAATTAGTAGAAGAACGTGGTATAAATCCCACTTCGGATAAGTATTATCAAGAAATTGATAATACAATGCGTAAAAAATTCCCCGAGTATTTCGGGAGCTATGAGGATGACGAACCTCCTAAAGCGTCTGGACCGGCTTACGAGGAAACTCCCCGCCGTGCAACAAAATATGCTGCTGTTGTAGCTCCGGCTACACGTAGCACCCCGCCTAACCGCATTCGGTTAAAGGCATCTCAGGCAGCGATTGCTCGCAGGCTAGGGGTGTCTTATGAAGAATATGCGCGACAGGTTGCTAAACTTAATAGAGGTGAATAATGGAACAGTCAATTAAACAAACTCGTGCGCCTCGTGAGGCTGATAGCCGTACCGTGTCGTATCGTCCCCA